ATTTTTTGTTTTATCTATACAGGATATAACGGGTTATATACCAACACTCATAAAAGGTGATGGTCTACCACTCGAAAGGCAAGATATTTTTGGTACAATTTATGAACATAAAGAAGATTTGAAAAAGAAAATCATACCCATCAAAATAATTAGTGAGAAGATTGGTACGATTGAGGGTGTCGAAATTTACGGAAAATCCAAAGTAGAAACAATATAAATACTGAATAATAAAGATTAGGACGTAAAAATGACATTACCATCATCTGGACCAATATCCGTATCCCAAATTAATCAAGAAATTGGTCAAGCATCAACATATTCTAGTGATTTAAATTTTTTAAATAATTTAGTATTGCCGTCTATACGACCAGGTACTCCTAATATGGCTGGATTTTATGGCCTAAGTTATTTTCAAAATAATACTGCAGGAAATTGCAACGGCACGGGAATTAATAATTGCTGTGAAAACTGCGCTTCAGGAAATTGTCCTGTAGTTGACCCATCAAATTGTAATTGTGGATGCGGTGATCAAAGTCAAAATTGCCATGTGTGCGCTAATTGTGGAGCTATTAATTGTGCAAATTGTGATAGCCAATCATGGTTACAAACAGGAAATTGTAATCAACAACCGCCACCAACATATAATTGTACAAGTTTTCAATGTTATGCTCAAGCTTGTAATTGTTCAAAAATTATTTGTTATAAATTATATCAACTCGGTATGATGCCTCATGATATTTTTTATGCTGACCAAAAATATGGTAATTGGTTGAGAGAAAATGATCCAGAAGTTTATGCTGGTTATATTCGTTGGGCTCAAGTTATTGTTGATGGTATGGAAGGCAAATCTGCAGACTTTATGATTTGGATGTCCAAAGATGAACGCAAAAAAGCTGAAAAACAAAAATTCATTAGGTGGGCTCATCGTATAGCAACTCCTTGGTCACAACATATGGCTTACCTCATGAATGTTGTGGATAAAGATAACGACATTGGCCGTATATTGATGCGTGTTGGCCGGCCAATTAGTCGTTTGATAGGCAAATTACCAAATAAAAATAAACCAGTTGGTTTATTGACCATATATTTTATTTGGGCTACATTTGCAGGAACATATTACTCTGCAAATATTTACAATAAAATAATCAAATTTTTTAAATTTGGACCAATTTTGAGGAAAAAAATTAATGAATAATATTGAAACCAAATATGACCAATACAACATAGAAAGAGATGTGTTGCATGAGTATGTTGACTATTATTTTAGTCACGTTTTCTTCAACGCAGTTTTAAATTTGCCCGAAGAAGAAAAAGCAAATGTTTTTACGATGATGACAACTCATGTGAATGTTTTATCTAAATTATTAAATTCTGGAAATTTTCCATTGTTTGACCACATTAAAGGTAATTCGTGGCAAACAGCAAATACCGTTTCGCAAAATAATCCCCAAGTTACAATTAATTATGACCAAGCACAACCTTTGATTATAGCATATGATAAATGGAAATCGAATAGAAACACAAACTGACCGAGAAAAGTTTCATTGGTATCAAAATGCACAAAACTTATTTTGGAAATCTCCAATTTGGGAAGTGCAAACTCGATTTGATGATAAGTTTAATAAAACATTATTAAATGAAATTTTCAGTATAGGCCAAGGAATTACCACAGGCCAAGATAAAAATCCAAACTACAGTATATGGGATTATGACAAACCCAATTTAAATATTCTTAAACAAGAAATTATTGATATTGTCACGAAAACAATAACACAACAAATTCCTGAAATCAGAATGTTAAACCTTAAAGGTTGTGAACATTTTTTTGGGTGGGTTAATGTGCATGAGCCAGGTGAAGGTTTGGAAGTGCATGGCCACACAGAATCCGCCATTGCTGCCACATATTACATACAAGCACCAGAAGGTTGTGGTGAATTGGTATTATTTGATAGTTCCAATGCAATTGATTGGAAAAACACCAGATTAAGTGGTACTCCAATGGTCAAAGAACGAAGAATTAAACCCATTGAAGGTAAATTGGTTTTCACACCATCATATGTTCTTCATGGCGTAACGGAGAATAAATCAAACGATTTACGCATATCTTTATCTACCGATTTACGAAAGGTGGTTGACAAAAACACCAATAATACTGTAATATTAAAGAGTTGGGCTAGTCGTTTGGAAAAAATTGGAATGTGGAAATGTATTCAAAAATAAATTATAAATTCTCTAAACCAATTTATGCCATTATAGAAGAATTAAAAACATTTGTGGATTTAAATAAAAAAGGTATTCATTACAAAAAAGTATGGTCTCCCGAACAAGAAAAAATATATGATATTTTGCCAAAGAATGTTTGGAAAGATTTTCATATGTCATTGATGACCATTGATAGAGAAATACCTCCTCATACCGATAGTGATATAAATGTTTCAATTAATTTCTATATTGAAACTGATAACTGTAGAACTGTTTATTATGAACCAAAGAATGATGAATTAAATTTATTTCAAATAAAAAATCAAACAAATGGATTCATATACAAAAAAGAGCAATTAAAAGAAATTGGTAGTTTCGTGGCACGACCAATGGAAGTTTGGGTATTAAATGTTAAGAAAATTCATAGTGTCGAATCGGATAAAGAAGAACCTTTTAGAAAAGCCGTAACTTTAGGCACAAGAAAACATAATTATGAATCGGTGTGTGAGATGTTAAAAGAAACTGGATGTCTATGAATATAATTCGTAATGATTGGTGGGTGACACCGGTGTGGGAAATACAAACAGATTTTGATGAAAAATTTAATGATAATTTATTAAGTGAATTGAAATATTTTTACACAGATGAAAAAATTAAAAATATTAAAGATTCTAATATATGGGTGATGAATACACCTCATGTAAAATCATTAAATGATTACATAATTAAAATGGTGACAGAACTTACATATGATTATGTTGCAAAAAATTATGATGAATATGAATTTCATCACACAAGAGGTTGGGTTAACTATAGTTTACCTGGACAATCCATGGCAATACATGATCATGGAGGTAGTAAAATAACAGCAACATACTATATACAAACAGATGATGATTGTGGTGACCTATTATTAATTGATCCCCGTGGTGGTGTAGATTGGGACAAAGAGGTTTATAAAAATGTTAATGGAGCTAAATTTAAAAAAATAACACCGAAACCAGGAAAACTTGTATTTTTTCCATCATATGTTTTACATTCCGTAGATGTTAATAAATCTAAAAATATGAGAATTTCATTGTCTACCGATATGCAAACATATTCAACTAATCTATTGAACAATTTTATAGAAATGAAAGAAAAACAAAAAAATGTGGTATGAAAAATTAGATATTCAATTTGATATTGAAAAATTAAGAAAAGAAGTAGAAGAAAGTGTTTTTCCTCTAGGTGATCAAGTTGTTCAAGGTGAAGAATTTGAAACACAAAATTATCATGGGTTTGGTGGTTGGAGTATTTTGAGTAGGCGTGGTGATTGGAAAGATGGTTGGGAAGTTGTTCAGCATGAACATGGATTAAAATTAGAAAATTTTCTACCGACAAAAGAATTGATTATGAAGTCGTACAAACATTTTAATATTGCTCACAGTTTGGAGCACGATAGACCAACTCAAGCTTGTGTCGGAGAAATTAAAAAGGTTGTAGATAAATTGAAAGATTTGGGATTTGAACCAAGGCGAGTAAGAATAACTTGTTTACAGCCTCATTGTAAGAGCTTGGTGCACAAAGATGCTGAAACAACAGATTATATGGCCAGAATACACATACCATTATGGACAAACAAAAAGTGTGTTCATATATGTCAAGGAAAAAATTTACACATGCCAGCTGATGGATCGGCATATATTGTTTGGGTGAATTTGTGGCATCAAATTAGAAATGATTCCGATGAGCCTAGATACCATATGATTATGGATGCTTATGACACAAAAAAAATAACTCAATATTTCAAATACGAGGGAGAATTTGAACAATTGGAAAATTTTTCTAGAAGGTTTAGGCAAGAAATAAATGAAATAGAACTAACGCAAGAAGATATAGATTTCTTCGAAGCTGTCAGAGAAAAATATGTAACCAACTATAACGTAACGTAAAATGAATGCAAATACAAAATTAGAGATATGTAATACTTGTGAGAATTATAAAGTTAAAATAAAAATATGTACACAATGCCATTGTTACATGCCAATTAAGGTCAATTTACCTTTTGTACATTGTCCTATAGGAAAATGGTAATGTTTAATTACTGCCCACCGAAACAATTACAAGATTTGCAATCAGAAACATTTCCTGATGGCCGAAGATTTTATAAACTACCAGATGGTACAAAATTACCATCGGTCACCACGGTGATTGGTGCTCAAAAGAAACATATTTTTCAGGCATGGCGTAACAAAGTAGGTGAAGATGTAGCCAATGCCATCACCAAGAAAGCAACCTCTCGTGGTACAAATGTTCATACATTGTGTGAACGATACCTAAACAATGAATCATTAGGTGATGTAATGCCTGATGCTCAAGAAATGTTTTTATCAATCAAACCACATTTAAATCGTATTAACAATATTCATTACCAAGAACAAGCATTATGGTCCACACAATTAAAGATGGCAGGCCGAGTGGATTGTATTGCTGAGTTTGATGGTGTGCTTTCGGTAATTGATTTTAAAACATCCAAAAAAATTAAGAGCCATGAGGACATTGAAGATTACTTCTGGCAAACATCTGCCTACGCCTTGATGTATGAGGAGTTGATTGGTCAACCTATCCATGATTTGGTTATCGTCATGGCCGTTGAGGATTCGAGTCCTATCGTATTCAAACAAAAGACCGAGGACCATATCACAGGACTAGTTAATGCCATTTCATATTATGAGAAAAATGGTAAACATTAACTAAGCTGGTTGCCTATATAAGTATAAACACTTATAATAGGACACTATGAACAAATATTGGAAAAAACTCTGCACACCCGAGCAGAACGAAAGACAGTACGGGGCTTTAAAATTTTTGGCTGGTGGCCTAAGTTTTCTTTTTGTTATTTGGTTACTAGAAAGGATTCTATAATGCCTAGCAAAGAATGTGTAAAACAAGTTAAAATAAAAAGTTTTGCATTTTATACCGGTGCCTGTGCTTTTGCATTAGGTGTAATTACGATGCTTTTTGTGTTGAAGTAATTCGTGGAAGTTGTTTAAAGGAAGATTCTATGAAAGTTAAAGAGCTAATTAAAAACCTATATGAAGCTGAAGTTGAGCATAATGTTAAAAAGGTTAAAAAACTTTGGTTTAAGTTATTGAAAAAATCTTTGAAACATAAGCATACTGAAGCTGTAAAGTAATTCGTTGAAGTTGTTTGAATGTTGTTGTGGACGGCGGTGCGAATCCGCCCACCTCCACCAAAAGTATATTAACAAACCGAGTTATCGGTAGCAAACACACATTATAGTTGTGGTAATATACTTCTGATGGGGGTGTTTCAGAATCGACATGGCAATAATTAGAACAATGGAGAATCGTCAAAGCTAAAGACGTTAGGATTGAGGACACTCGGTCGAAGAAGCAAAAAAAGATAAACGCTAATGATAGTGAGTATCGTCTAGCTGCCTAAACGGTAAGCAGGAGCTTTTCGGTAATTGTGCTTGGCAACAGAAACAATTATCACAAAATTAACGCAAATTGAAATCTTTGCAGTAATAAATACTCCTAGAGTATAAGGAGATTTCAATGAAACACTTTGTTTATTTTTGGCATGATAAATTGAGAAATATGTTTTATATTGGTTCATATTCAGGTGAATTTGATGATGGATATATTTCTTCATCTAGATGGTTAACTGCTGAAATAAACTATAGACCTCAAGATTTTAGGCGTAAAATAGTTTTTGTTGGTGACACCAAAAGAAAAGCAAGAAAAATTGAAGAATCATTTCTATCAAAAATAAAAAAATTTGAATTTGGTAAAAGGTATTACAACCTAAAGCAAGGAGCTCCTAAAGGTAATCATCCGTGGAACAAAGGCAAGGTTGGCATTTATAGTGAAGAATATAGAAAAAAATTAAGTTTAGCGAGAAAAGGTAAGCCCTCAAATGCTAGATTGAATAAATAAATCACCAGCATCACACAAACCGCTGGTAACACACATAAACACACACAAGGAGAAGTAAATGAGTATGACACCTTATGAGATTCGGCTAGAACTCTTAAAAATGGCCAAAGATATGCTAACTGATGATTATCACACAAAACGTGATGCTCTACAACAGCAATGGCATACACAGGTCGATGCAGCTAAAATTGCTGGTACAACATCACCTGACTACCCCGCCTTACCGGCATTCCCCACAGAAGATGAAATTGTAAAGAAAGCGGAAGCTCTCAATCAATTCGTTTCTCAAACCACTCCACAACCTGAAGTTAAAATAAAATCGAAAACAAATTCGTAATTGGAGACCAAGGCGGCCAGATGTTTGGCCGCCGCAATCAATAAGGAAGAAAGATGTTTAAGTTTAACACACAGAAGTTTAACACATTAGCGGTAATATTAGCAGTATTAACAATAGTGTATACAGCACCAACTCTATCGAGAGAGTTTATTACAAATACAACACAAAAACAAGTATCGGCAGATTATCTAAAACAAATTGAATGCCTTGCTAAAAATATCTATTATGAATCTGCAGGCGAATCTTATGAGGGTAAATTAGCCGTAGCACAGGTCACAATGAATCGTGTTAATAGTGGCATTTTTCCACGAGATATATGTTCAGTTGTTTATCAGAAAACAACGGATCAAAATTTAAGAACGGTATGCCAATTTTCATGGACTTGTATGGTCAAAGAAATGGTACATGGACAAGATCGGTACAGATGGGAAGAATCTCTACTAATTGCAAAAAGAGCATTGACAGTTCCAGTCCTACATGATAAAATAGCAGAAACAAACGCATTGTATTACCATGCAGTTTATGTAAATCCTGGTTGGAATAAACAAAAGGTTGTAACGAAAATAGGTAATCATATATTTTACAGTAGAATTTAAATTATGCCTAATCGTGAAGAAATTAAAAAATTTAGTATGATGATTGAAAATTTGGTGGCAGA